AAGTTCATTATATAAATCTGGTGCATACATACCAATGTCTTTGTTAAGGAGAAGAACTAAAGCATAATGGCAAAAAAATTTAGAAAACCTTTATCAGCTACAACTTTAAGAACTTTGAAAGCAAAAGCTAAAAAGTCTAAGTTATTTAACCTAGCAGATTTAAAAGCTTCTTTTCGTAGAGGTCAAGGTGCTTTTCTTTCTAGTGGTAGTAGACCTAAGATTCCAATGCAAGCTTGGGCTATGGCTAGAGTAAACAAATTAATAAGTCGTGGTAGGTCTGGTACATTTGATAAAGATATTATTTTAAGAGCAAGTAAAAGAAAGAGAAAAAAGAAATGACATTTGCTAGTTTAAATAATGCACCATTCGGATTGGCATTACAGCAAGGCTTGATTAATCGGTTTAGTGGAATACAAAAATTTGGATACAATTCTTCAGTAGGTACATCATTTGAAACAATTTGGACTAATGGCTCTGGATTA